TCATGCCAACGCAGTCGCAGCACATGGCATCCAGTACAAGCCTGCGCGCTGCTGCGTGACCACGAGCGCGCCGTAGGCCGCGTGCTGTGCCTCTGGTTCTGGCTTGCCTTTGTCCTTCGCCTTGATCTTGAACAGATCGCTCGGTTTGCTGCTATTCAAGCCCGCTCGCCGCATGATCTGCTCCGCCGTCGCGGGTTCGCCCTTGAGCGACCAGAGCGCCTCGAACACCTTGGCCTGACCCTCCGTGAATCGGACCCGCTGGCCGTCGTCCGGCAAGGTCACCCATCTGAAGTCGGCCGAGAAAGGCCCGTTCACCGGCATGGCGGGATCGGCAACCACCGGCGGTGCCGACGAAGGCGTATTGATGAACGCGATCCCGCCGCCGTAAAACGTGAAGCGCTCTTCCAGCGGCAGCCACTCAACGCCCACGCCAAAAGGCGATCCGCGCGTCATGCTCGGCCTCGGCGTGATCACCCGGATATCCCCGCCCGACACACGCACCCGATCCAGCAACGCCGATTCGTGCAGCACGCGCGTCAGGTTTCTGGCCAGCAAGACGGGTGAGCGGCGAGCATCGCCCAGCCGCCACGCGTCCTCGCCGAAGTCATCGATGCCGTCGCGACTTTCGATGCCGAGGGCGAAGCGCATCTTCTGCCGCAGCCAGTCTTCGTCCAATGCCACGGCCGCACCGTCGGCGGCGTCGACAGCCACCGATCCGCAGTCTGGGCACCGGCAGGTGCGACCACCACGACCATCGCTCCAGACCTGCGCACCGTGCTGCTGGCAATGCGGACACAGCACGAAGGATTGATCCACCACGGTCGGTTTGACCGCCTTGCCGAGGGCGGACAGTGAGGCCACCTCGCGCGGCGACAGCGTGGCGCGCAGCACGGATGTGCCGCCTGCGAACAGGCGACAGACCAACGCCCAGGCATCGTGCGTCGCCACTGGATCAGTCCTCGATCACCGGCGTCGAACTGACTGCATCCGCTTCCGGGAGTACTTCGTATGCAGTCAAGGTCTGGCCCTTCTGCAGGATGCCGACCGTGACCAGATAGCCTTCCAGTTGCGCCTGCATCTTGGCGTCGAACTTGTGCAAGTTGAGCCGTCCCTTGCTGGTCACCTCGATGGTGACCACCCTCGCGCGCGTACGACCCGGCTCCGGTGGATAGTAGAGATTGATCTGCGCCGCCGTAACCGGCCAGCTGCCTTCGAGCGGGCCGGGCAGCTTCTCTTTCAGCAACTCGTGCACGGAGCGTTGCTGGCTTGACTGCATCGCGGTGCACTCGATCTTCAGCGCGGTGTCCGGGCTGAGGAGCGTCAGCGCTTTCCCGACCAGTACCGTCAGCTGCAAGAGTTTCGACAGACATGTCAGGCGCGGGGTCTTTATGAGTCCTACGGAGATTTTGCAGAGTTTCGCCAGAAGTTTTTTCGACAGTTGCAGCTTACGATCGCCAACAATTCGTATTTCAGACAATTTCGATCGAACCGATCACTCGAAAATCCGACGCCTGCGAAGAGCTTTCCAACACCTTCCAATGAAGCGATTTATTTGCTCAAAGAGGCTTCTGCTGATCCTCAGGCAACAATTCTCAATATTTCGTACCTCGGCGGTGACGCCATCCAGGTTCGTGGAAACAATCTGATCGAGGACGGCAGCGATCAGTCACGAGCTACATGGGTCGGCGCACTTCACGAATTGGAGGAGCTCGGATATGTCGAACCCCTCGATCACAAACGTCAGGTCTTCAAGATCACACGAACTGGGTACGAGGCATTAGATCGTCTCCCGTGACGACCCCTGACTGCTTAGCCGGAGTTGGAGAACCGCCTACCCCCTGCTTCCCCTAAAACCCGTTACGCCAAGGCCCTCCCTTTCCTAGCATGGACGGCGTTTCCCCACCGAAGCGCCCACCATGCCCGAACGCCAACCGATCCCCCTCGCGGTCGCCACCGACCGCCCTCGGCACCCGCAGCAGGAAATCGTCGACCTGCTGGCCACCGCCCTGCTGCGCCTGCGCGCGCGCCACCTGTCGCATCTCGCTGACTCATCTCCAGACAGAGACAGCGTTGGCCTTGTCATTGCCGACCAACAGCGCCTGAATGCGAACACCGATCGCCACACCGGAGTTCACGCATGACGGCACACGCACCCTCTTCCCAGACCCACCCGATCTCGGCGCGCATCGCGCAGTTGCCACACCTGCCCATGTCCGATCTGTGGCGCCTGTGGGACGACCATTTCGACACGCGGCCGGGTAATCACCATCGCGGCTGGCTGGAAAGCCGCATGGCCTACCGCATGCAGGAGCGCGCCTTCGGCGGCCTGAAGCCCTCGTTGCGCAAACGCCTGGAAGCCATTGGCGAGACCGGCATCCTGCCGGCCCAGTTGCGCCAACAGGCCCAGCGCCTCATGCCCGGGACGGTGCTGGCGCGCACCTACGACGACCGTGAACACCGCGTGCTGGTGCGCGGCCCTGGCGACTTCGAATACCTGGGGCAGCGCTTCAAGAGCTTGTCGGCCATCGCCCGTCGCATCACCGGCACCCACTGGTCGGGTCCGCTGTTCTTCGGCCTGCGCGAGCCGGGCACGAAGAAGGATCTGGCATGAAAACGCAACGTCGCTCCACGACTGTTGCGGCACCGCCCGCGATCACGCCCAAGAAGCGCTGCGCGGTGTACACCCGCAAGTCCACCGACGAAGGCCTGGACCAGGAGTACAACAGCCTGGAAGCGCAACGCGATGCCGGTCTCGCCTACATCGCCAGCCAACGTCACGAAGGCTGGATCGCGGTCGGTGACGGCTACGACGACGGCGGCTGCTCCGGCGGCAACATGGACCGCCCTGGCCTGAAGCGCCTGCTGGACGACATCGAGGCCGGCGGCATCGACATCGTGGTCGTCTACAAGATCGATCGCCTGACGCGCAGCCTGTCCGACTTCGCCAGGCTGGTGGAGGTGTTCGATCGCCACAGCGTGTCCTTCGTCTCCGTCACGCAGCAGTTCAACACCACCAGCTCGATGGGGCGCCTGACCCTCAACATCCTGCTGTCCTTCGCCCAGTTCGAACGCGAGGTCACCGGCGAGCGCATCCGGGACAAATTCGCCGCCTCCAAGGCCAAGGGCATGTGGATGGGCGGCATGCCCCCGCTCGGCTACGACGTGGTCGAGCGCAAGCTGGTGATCAACGAGCGCGAGGCCCGTCTGGTGCGCGACATCTTCCGCCGCTATGGTGAGCATGGTTCGGCGGCACGGCTGGTGCGCGAGCTGGCCGTGGAGGGCCAGACCACCAAGGCCTGGCTGACGCAGACCGGTCGTCAGCGCCACGGTCGACTCATTGACCAGAAGTACGTGTTCGCGCTGCTGCGCAACCGCATCTATCTGGGCGAGATCCGGCACAACGACCAGTGGTACCCGGGCCAGCACCAGGCCATCGTGGAGCCGGACCTCTGGCAGGCCGCGCACGTCTTCATCGAGCGGCGCCAGCAGGCACCACGCGAGCACTACGCGCGGCACCCGGCCCTGCTGACCGGTCTGCTGTTCGCCCCCGACGGCCAGCGCATGCTGCACACCGCCACCAAGAAGCCGAACGGTCGTCAGTACCGCTATTACGTCCCCTATCTGCACAAGCGTCGCCATGCCGGCGCCAGCCTGGCGCCTGGCGTGCCGGACGTCGGTCACCTGCCGGCCGCCGAGATCGAGAACGCCGTCCTGACGCAGATCCACACCGTACTCGCGGCGCCGGAAGTGGTGATCGCCACCTGGCGCGCCTGCCAGCGTCACCCGCAGGGCGCACACCTGGATGAACCGCAGGTGGTGCTCGCCATGCAGCGCATCGGCGCGGTGTGGGATCAACTGTTCCCGATCGAGCAGCAACGCATCGCACGCCTCTTGATCGAGCGCGTGCAACTGCACGCTCAGGGCCTGGACATCCACTGGCGTGAAGATGGGTGGCTTGGCCTCGGACCGGAGATCGGCGCGCACCCCCTGGTCGAGGAGAGCCGCGAACTGGCCGAGGAAGCCTTGGCATGAGCAAGACTGCGCAGGCCGCGACGCCCAATCCACGCCTGCGCGCCGTGCGCATCGAGGCCGGCCCCGCGTCCCGCAGTTACGTGAGCGATGGCCAGCGCGTGACCCTGGTGCCGTTGGTGATCAAGCGGCGTCAGCACCGCAAGCTGCTGATCCCGCCGACACCGGGGTCAGGTAACACGCATGGCGGCGGCCTCGACGAATCGATGATCAAGACGCTGGGCAAGGCCTTCTACTGGAAACGCCTGCTCGACGAAAGCGTCCATCCCAACGCCACCGAACTGGCCAAGGCACTGCGGCTCGAGCCCGGCTGGGTCGCCGAAGTGCTGCGCCTGACGCAACTGGCGCCGGACATCGTCGATGCCATCCTGCACGGTCGTCAGCCGCGCCACCTGAACCTGCATGCCGTGCGCGGCCGCCAGGACCTGCTGCCGCGTGACTGGGTCGATCAGCGGCGCCTGCTGGGCTTCCCGCAGCCCACCCCCTGACCACCTTCGGATTCCGCGAAGGCCTTGATCCGGCCGGCGCAGCGCTGGCCGTGCCAGCCATGGCGAACCCGAAGTTTCTGCCGAGTTCGCCATTCGGCCCCTCGTAGGTTCGCCACCCAAATCGTGCAATGGCCCTGTCCCGCAACAACGTCACAGGAGCCCTGGATGACCTACTCAACAAGTCCCATCACCCGCTCGCCACACCCGGCGATCGACAGTCTTTCCCCCGGCGATCGGCGCGTTCTGAATGAGAACGAACTCGCCCAGCGCTGGGGCGTGAGTCCCAAGACCCTGCAGCGCTGGCGCAGCGAAGGGCGCGGTCCGCGCTACCTCAAGCTGTCCAAACGCGTCAGCTATCCGCTGGAGGCGGTGCTCGATTTCGAGCGCCACGCGCTGCACGAGTCGACCTCGGCGCGGGCCACGGCCTGAAGGGATCCAGTCATGAACGACCTGAGCATCTTCCCCGCCGACATCGCTGCCATGAGTGTCGGCCAGCTGGCCCAGCTGCCGGTCAGCCAGAAAGCCGAGATCAGTCGCCATCTGGATGAGGCCCTGGCCTGGCTGAAGCAGGCACGCACGAAGTTCGACGCCGCACTCGATGTCGCATACGGCGAGCAGGCCCGCGCCGCGCGCCTGGCCGCTGGCAAGGACTTCGGCATCGTCCACCTGCCGGACGGCGCGCTGCGCGTGAGCGTCGAGCAGCCCAAGCGCGTGTCTTGGGATCAGGCGCAGCTGTCCGCCATCGCTCAGCGCATCGCCGCTGCCGGCGAGAAGGTTGAGGACTTCCTCGACATCACGCTCTCGGTTCCCGAGTCGCGCTTTAACCACTGGCCACCGGCGCTGCGCGCGCAGTTCGAATCCGCGCGGACGGTCAAGCCCGGCAAGCCCTCGTTTCAGTTCACCGCCACCGAGGAGGCATAAGCCATGCCCAACATCATTCCGTTTCAGTTCGAGGCGCATGCCGTGCGCGTGCAGCTCGATGAGCAAGGCCTGCCCTGGTTCAACGGCAATGACGTGTGCACCGCGCTGGAGTTGGCGAATCCGCGCGATGCCATTGCCAAGCATGTCGATTCGGATGACGTCGCGAAACGCGACATCATCGACAGCCTGGGTCGCGCCCAGCGGGCCAGCTTCGTCAACGAGTCCGGCCTCTACGCCCTGATCCTCGGCAGCACCAAGGACGCCGCCAAGCGCTTCAAGCGCTGGGTCACCAGCGAGGTGCTGCCGACGATCCGGCAGACCGGTCGCTTCACGGCGGCCGGCACGCCGATGCTGGCTACCCCCACGCAGGACCGAGTCGCCTCGATCCTGCTGATCGGCGAGGCCGTGGCCAAGGTCCCTGGCGTCAAGCACGGCATCGCCATGGCCGCGACGCTGACCTGCATCCAGGAAAACACCGGCCTCGCGGTCGAGACCCTACGTCGCACCCTGCCGGCGGCCAACACCCCCCTGTGCACGCTGAACGCGACGCAGCTGGGCAAGTTGCTGAACCGCTCGGCCAAGGCCACCAATCAGCTGCTGGCGGCGCGCAGCCTGCAGCTGCGCAACGAACGCGACGAATGGGAGTTGACTGAGGCCGGTGAAGCCTGGGCCGAGGCCATGCCGTTCTCACGCCACGGCCACAGCGGCTACCAGATCCTCTGGAATCCGGCGGTCGCCGAGCAGCTGAAAGAGGTGGCGTGATGGTGCTGCCGATCATCACCGCCGAAGAGCGCCTGGCTGAGCGCAAGGGCGTCAAGCTGCTGATGCTGGGCAAGTCCGGCATCGGCAAGACCAGCCGGCTCAAGGACCTGGATCCGTCCAGCACCTTGTTCATCGACATCGAGGCCGGCGATCTGGCCGTCACCGACTGGCCGGGCGACACCATCCGGCCGACGTCCTGGCCCGAGGCGCGCGACCTATTCGTCTTCCTCGCCGGCCCGGACAAGTCGCTGCCACCCGAAAGCGCCTTCTCGCAGGCGCACTACGAACACGTGCTGTCCAGGTACGGCGATCCGGCCCAGCTGGCGCGCTACCAGACCTTCTTCCTCGACTCGATCACGCAGCTGTCGCGTCAGTGCTTTGCCTGGTGCAAGACGCAGCCGGGGGCCGTGAGCGACCGCTCCGGCAAGCCGGACCTGCGCGCCGCCTACGGCTTGCTCGGGCAGGAGATGGTGGGCGCGCTCACCCATCTGCAACACGCACGCGGCAAGAACGTGGTCTTCGTCTGCATCCTGGACGAACGCCTTGATGACTACAACCGCAAGCTGTTCGTGCCACAGATCGAGGGCAGCAAGACCGCCCTGGAGTTGCCCGGCATCGTCGACGAGGTGGTGACCCTGGCCGAGATCAAGGCTGAGGACGGCAGCGCCTACCGCGCCTTCGTCACCCACACCGTCAACCCCTACGGCTTCCCGGCCAAGGACCGCAGCGGCCGCCTGGAGCTGCTGGAGCCGCCTGACCTCGGCGCGCTGATCACCAAGTGCGCGGGCAATGCCGCTGCCGCGCTGCCACCCCACCCGTCCCCCATCAAATCCAAGGAATGAACGCCATGACGACACAGAACTGGAACGACTTCAACGACGCCGACTCGCAGCAGTCTGGCTTCGATCTCATCGCCAAGGGGACCATCGTGCCGGTGCGCATGACCTTCAAGCCAGGTGGCCACGACGATGCGGCGCAAGGCTGGGGCGGCGGTTACGCCACCCAGTCCTTCGAGACCGGCTCGGTCTATCTGGCGGCCGAGTTCGTCGTCACCGCCGGCGCGCACGCCAAGCGCAAGATGTGGAGCAACATCGGACTGCACTCGCCCAAAGGGCCGACCTGGGGCCAGATGGGGCGCAGCTTCATCCGCGCCGCGCTCAACAGCGCGCGCAACGTCCACCCCCAGGACAACTCTCCCCAGGCCGCCGCCGCGCGCCGGATCCAGGGCTTCCACGAGCTCGACGGCCTCGAATTCCTGGCCCGCGTCGATATCGAAAAAGACGCCAAGGGCCAGGACCGCAACGTGGTCAAGCTGGCGATCGAGCCGGACCATCCGGAGTACGCACGCCTGATGGGCGTGCCTTCCAAGACCACCCCCGGCAGCGGCGGCTCGGGCGCGCCGGCGCAGGCAGCACTGGTGCACGCCATGCCGGCGCCGGCAGCCGCTTCCGTGGCAGGTCGCCCGGCCTGGGCCCAGTGAGAGGGGTCGATGAAATGCTGGGTCTGTCAGCGACAGGCGCGTGGCCTTCGCCACGCCGACACACGGCACGTGGTCGGCTCGCCCGCCCGCTACCCGATCGACTGGGTGTTCTGCTCGCGCCGCTGCCAGCAGGCCTTCCATGCCATGTACGGCCATTGGCTGCGCTTGCGGGAGGGGCGCATCGAGCCGCAGGAGATTCCCATGATCGATCCTTCTGACACCGAACTGGCGGCGATGCGCCGCTGTATCAAGGCCTTTGGTGAGGCAGCGGCCGAGATCGGCTTTGCCAAGCCGCTGGGCGAGTACGCCGAGGCCGAGGCCTTGATGGTGATCGATGCCATCGTCACTTGCTACACGGAAGCCATGGTCGAGCACCACGAGCAGACCCGGTTCCCGCCACTGCGCGGCCTGGCGCCGACGCCCGATCCGCTGGCGCATCCGTTCGCCGACATGGCAGACGACCTGCCCTGGGACGAGCCGAAGGGGGCGAAGCCATGATGGACTTCAACGCCTCGTCCAGCCTCGGCGGCCAGCTCAGCGCCCTGATCGATGCCGGCCTGCAGCAGGCGCGTGCACGGCAACCGATCCGCACCTACCTCGGCGCTTCGCGCCTGGGGGTGGCCTGCGAACGCGCGCTGCAGTACGAGTACGCGCAGGCGCCGGTCGACCACGGCCGCGAAACACCCGGCCGCATCCTGCGCATCTTCGAGCGTGGGCATGTGATGGAAGACTGCATGCTCAGCTGGCTGCGCCAGGCTGGCTTCGAGGTGCGCACGCGCAAGCCCGATGGTGAACAGTTCGGCTTCTCGGTCGCCGAAGGCCGGCTGCAAGGCCATGTCGACGGTGTGTTCGTCGGCGGCCCCGAAGGCTTTGGCTACCCGGCGCTGTGGGAGCACAAGTGCCTGGGCAACAAGTCCTGGCGCGAGCTGGAGAAGCACCGCCTCGCCGTGGCCAAGCCGGTTTACGCCGCGCAGGTCGCCATCTACCAGGCCTATCTCGACCTGCACCAGCACCCCGCCATCTTCACGGCGCTCAACGCCGACACGATGGAGATCTATGCCGAGCTGGTGCCCTTCGACGCCGCGCTCACGCAGCGCATGTCGGATCGTGCGGTCAAGCTGATCCGCGCCACCGAAGCCGGCGAGCTGCTGCCACGCAGCTTCTCTGAACCCACCCACTTCGAATGCCGGATGTGCCCGTGGCAGGACCGGTGCTGGAGGCCGACTTGATGATTCCCGACACCCTATCTCAGCACTTGCTGGCTGAGCGCCTCATCGATGCGCGCGAAGCGGCGCTGTGCCTGAACCTGCCGATGTACTGGCTGACCCATGCCAGGGAGCGCCAGCGTCTGGGTCTGCCGCACTACCGCGTCGGCAAGCTGGTGCGCTTCAAGCTGCGCGAACTGCTGGACTGGGCCGAGGCCCAGCAGCCGCAGTTGCCCGCGTCCACTTCCACGTCCACGGATGCCGAGGTGGCGCATGCTGGACTTCAATGAGGCCGAGCCGCTACCACCGGTCAAGGGTACTGACCGCGATGCGGTCCGCAACGATCTGCTGGCGCGCCTGGAGTCGGTGCTGCTCGATTTGTTTCCTGCCGGCAAGAAGCGGCGGCGCAAATTCCTGATCGGTGACACGCTCGGCAGTCCTGGCGACAGCCTGGAGGTCGTGCTCGACGGTGACAAGGCGGGCCTCTGGACCGACCGCGCCACCGGTGCGGGCGGCGACATCTTCGATCTGATCGCGGTCCGATCGGGTCTCGATGTCCAGGCCGACTTCACCGGCGTGCTGCAGCGCGCGGCCGAGATCATGGGGCGTGCGCCGCTGACACCTGCACGTCGGCGGCGCGCCACGCCACCGGTCGACGACCTGGGCCCCGCCACCGCCAAGTGGGACTACCTGGACGCATCGGGCCAGCTGCTGGCGGTGGTCTACCGCTACGACCCGCCCGGACGCCGCAAGGAGTTCCGACCCTGGGACGCGCGTCGGCGCAAGATGGCGCCGCCCGAACCGCGTCCGCTGTACCACCAGCCTGGCTTGACTGGCGCCGCGCAGGTGATCCTGGTCGAGGGCGAGAAATGCGCCCAGGCCCTGATCGACGCCGGCTTCACGGCCACCACCGCCATGCATGGCGCCAACGCCCCGGTTGAGAAGACCGACTGGTCGCCGCTCGCCGGCAAGTCGGTGCTGATCTGGCCCGACCGCGACAAGCCCGGCTGGGACTACGCCGCGCAGGCAGCACAGGCGATCCTGGGCGCCGGCGCGTCCAGTTGCCACATCCTGTACCCGCCGGAAGACGCGGCCGAAGGCTGGGACGCAGCCGACGCGCTGGACGAGGGCTTCGATGTCGCCGCCTTTCTCGCCCATGGGCCGCGCGTGCAGATGCACGACATCACGGAGTCGCCCGAGCCGGTGATTGGCCACGACGAGTCGGTCTGGGGCACGGAGGACGCGCTGGCGCTGACCTTCACGCGGCGCTACCAGCGCGATTGGCGCTACGTCGCCGCCTGGGGTCGCTGGCTGGTGTGGGATGGCCAGCGCTGGCGCAGCGAGGACACGCTGGCGGCCACCGACCTGATCCGCCAGGTCTGCCGCCACGCGGCACTGCAGTCGCACAACCTCAAGACCGCCGCCAAGCTGGCCACTGCCGGCACCGTCGGCGGGGTCGAGCGGCTGGCGCGCGCCGATCGGCGGCATGCCGCGACCACCGTGGAGTGGGATGCCGATGCCTGGTTGCTCAACACACCGGGCGCCGTGGTCGACCTGCGCACCGGGCGCCAGCGTCCGCACGAGCGCTCGGACCGGATGACCCGGATCACCACCGCGTCACTGGGTCGGCCGGGCGACGATTCCTGTCCGATCTGGCGCCAGTTCCTGGTCGAGGTCACAGGCGGCGACATCGAGCTGCAGGCTTACCTGCAGCGCATGGCGGGCTACGCCCTGACCGGCTCCACCCAGGAGCACGCCCTGTTCTTTCTGTACGGCACTGGCGCCAACGGCAAGTCGGTGTTCGTCAACACTTTGGCGACGCTGCTGGGCGACTACGCGGCCAATGCGCCGATGGACACCTTCATGGAGACGCGCACCGATCGCCACCCGACCGACATGGCGGGTCTGCGCGGCGCCCGTTTCGTGGCCGCGATCGAGACCGAGCAAGGCCGGCGCTGGGCCGAATCCAAACTGAAGAACCTCACCGGCGGCGACAAGATCTCGGCGCGCTTCATGCGCCAGGACTTCTTCGAGTTCTGGCCGCAGTTCAAGCTGTTCGTCGCCGGCAACCACAAACCGGCCATCCGCAACATCGACGAGGCGATGAAACGGCGTCTGCACCTGATCCCGTTCACGATCACCGTACCACCCGAGCGCCGGGACAAGCACCTGCAGCACAAGCTGCTGGCCGAGCGCGACGGCATCCTGGCCTGGGCGGTGCAGGGTTGCCTGGACTGGCAGCGGCGTGGGCGGCTCGACCCGCCACCGTCGGTGCGCCAGGCGACGGAGGAGTACTTCGAGGCCGAGGACGCGCTGGGTCGCTGGCTCGACGAACGCTGCGTGCGCGAGGACAGCGCCAGGTCGCTCACGGCCGAGCTGTTCGGCGACTGGAAACCATGGGCCGAGGCGGCGGGCGAGTTCATCGGCTCGCAACGGCGCTTCTCGGATCTGCTGATCACCCGGGGGCTGGAGAAGTGGCGCAACTCGGCTGGCGTGCGTGGGTTTCGTGGCATCGGCCTCAGGCACCCACCCGTACCCGCCTACACCCCTTACGCCGACAACTGACCGTCATGCCGACACACCCGACCGACGCAGTTGACGCAGTTCCTCGTTACTTCCCACGCGCGCGTGCGCACGCACCTCATGGGGAGTTTCGTCAGCGCGTGTCGGCTGCGTCGGCCCTCCCAAAAACAGGACTGACACCATGATCACCACACTCCTCGCCCTCGATCTGGGCACCGCGACCGGCTGGGCCTTGCGTGACAGCGACGGTCAGATCACCGGCGGGTCGGCATCCTTCAAGCCGCAACGCTTCGAAGGGGGCGGCATGCGGTTTCTGCGTTTCAAGCGCTGGCTCACTGAACTGAAGCACACCAGTGATGGCATCGACGCGCTGTATTTCGAGGAGGTGCGCCGCCACGCCGGAGTGGACACCGCCCACGCCTACGGCGGCTTCCTGGCCACGCTCACCGCCTGGTGCGAGCACCACCAGATTCCGTATCAAGGCGTGCCGGTCGGCACCATCAAGAAGCACGCTACGGGCAAGGGCAATGCGAGCAAGGTCGAGGTGATGACTGCGGTTCGTGCACTCGGCCACATCCCCACCGACGACAACGAGGCCGACGCCCTCGCCCTGCTGCACTGGGCCATCGACACCCAGGAGGGCTGACATGGCCACCGTCTTGACCATCGAGGAGGTGGCGGCGCGCTTTGATGATGCCGCATGCACTGCGCGCCAGCTGCCACCGGTGCGTGTGCAAGGTTTCTTCAACACCTGGCCGCCAATCCGCCGCACCACCTGGGAACGCATGTCGCGCGACGACGAGCCGCCGCTTCGCTTCCCGCCCACACCGCAGGCGGTCGAGCGCATGCTGGAAGTCATGCGCTGGGTGCAGTGGCTGGAGCTTGAGCAGCGTCAGCTGGTGTGGATGCGGGCGCAGCGTTATGGCTGGCGTGAGATCACGGTGCGCTTTGCCTGTGATCGCACGACGGCGTGGCGGCGCTGGCAAAGGGCATTGGAGTTGGTGACGATGCGCCTGAACGAAACCGCGTTGACGGTCAGGCCGACGTGA